CAACTTTACTTCTTCTTTTTTACGGAAATAATCACCGCACTCACTCACACAAAAGGGGATAATTATTAGCATTACAAGCCAAGGCAATATTTTTTTATGTTTAATCATAATAGGAGAGTTTTAATATATAGAAAGTTTAATTATTTCGTAATCCATTAGCCAATCTGGATGATTTGTAATATCCATTAAATTACATATCCAATCTAACGCCTCGTCGTAACATAAAAACGATATAATGTCAGCGTTGTGATGTTTTTTTTCTTTTCTGAGGTAAGAATAAGGAAGTTCTATTAAATCACCTTCTAGGCTATCCAGAACTTTAATAGAGGTCATTTCCTCAGTTAATAAACTAACGCAAAAACTTCCGTCTGTTTTCGCTACAACATAATAGTATTCTTTTTCTTCTTCTTCTGAAAAGATTGGAGAGTCTGACCTATTGTAAAGATCAAAAATAGCGTCATTGAACATTTTTATTTTGTTTGTGTTTTACAATTATCTTGATGTAAAGATGTAAAATATATTTACAATATCAAAATATTTTTGTAAAATATTTTTAACAAAAAAAGCAACCAGTATTACCAGTTGCCTTTTTGATTCTAAGATAAATGTAAATATTAAGGAGATGTTTTTTTTCTGGTTGCATCAATCAGAAAAGGAATTGAGAAACTAAACAACAAACAGCATGCTGAAATAAATAAAAACTCCATGATAAATATATGTTAATATGAATAAATAAGATGCTTTTTTATTTCTCTAAACGTTGAATGTTGTCTTTTAAATCTCTTATTCTTTCCTCATATATCGCTTTCACGCTTGTTGCTTGAGCTTCGTATATGTCTTTTATGTCTTTTATTTTGTTATCGTAAAACACCATTAACTTGTATATGATAAAAACCAATATACCGTTCGTGACTCCATTGTTGAACGCTTTTTCAATCATAGCGTACAACGCATCATTTGTATTGAGCTGGTTTATACTTAATATAATACCAAATGAAGCGCTATATAGCTTACCAAACAAATTCATTCATTTTCTATTATTAAATCTTTAATTTCTTCTACCTCTTCTCTTCTTACGCGTTTGGCTCTAAGTAAACGGTGTATTTCCTCGTAATTGTAATAAGCCGTATAAACGGTAACCGTCACACAAATTGCGTATATTATTTTTTTACTTAATTGACTCATTAGGTGACGTTAGTTTTGATTATGTTTTTCTGTCTGTCAGAGAAATTAATTACAAAATTAACATTTCCTAAATCATCATAAGAAGGATCATCGAAAGAATCTACTACAACAGGAAATTTTTCGTATTTTCTTTCCTGTAAAAGATCATACGATGTGATAAGTATTTCGTTTGCCAGCATGTCTTTAGTTGTTATACGTTCGAATATACTTTCTGATACATATCTACCATTTAACTTATATTCTCTGTTTATGGTGTCTCTATTTTGAACCTCCCGATAAGACGAATCTTGATATATGTCTCTTTCTATACTAGGGCTCATTTGTCCAAATTGACCTTCTATCCTTATAGAAGACCGCCATCCGCCCTCAACTAAGTTGTTAAAATCAAAATCAATATTATCTATTCTTCCACTTTGAAAAGTTTCTATTTTTACGGTATTGTTTGCTGAAATTTCATCAAAAGTATTCAGTCTAAAATAACGACTTAGGAATATAGATTCTTGCCCAAGTATAACAGTTGTGATCCTTACCTGATACCTACCGCCTGAAAAGTTTTGAAATATCTTAGTCCAATCAGCTTGCCAACCTACATACAGAGGTTGAGCAGTGAACCCGTCGTAATAATCACCATAAGTATTATCTGTTATCTCCGCTAAAACAACATTTTCTTTGAGTAATTCTATTGTAACCGAATCACCAGAAGATATTTTTCTAAATAAGAAATCGCTAAAGTCGTTAGTGATACCCGTCCCCTCTTCGTCTGCAAAAACCTTTTCCTCAAAATCACACCTGAAATCACAAGGACAAAACAAAGCATCTTCTGAAGCGACAAATTGCAAAGGAGGTCGAACAGGTAGCGTGTCAAACTTAACCACTATCCCTGAGAATTGAATAGGAGCCAATTGTATCTCAACTATTAATGTTCTTCCATTAAATGAAAAATTAAATGGCTGAGTTGGTACAATATGGGTTAGACTTTCCCCTAATGTAACATCTATACTAGTGATATTATCAGATACGAAAAAATCGTGCTGTGTTCCTTCGGGACTTTCAAAAGTCTTACCTCCGAAAAAAGCCTCAGCAGAAACCGGCACAGGGTCGCCCGTGTCTAAATCAACAGGAAGTACAATAAAAGTACCGTCGAAATCTCTTGAAAAACTATATAATTCGTTTATTGTAGCCATATCAAATTAGTACAAAATTTTCTTGTATTTCCGCAACATCTATGATATTGTGATCTTCCACGTTGTCCCAATCAAAAACTTTATCTATCTGCCAGTTGCTAGCAATGTCTCGCGGATCAAAACCAACCTCTCCTGTTGATCGGCCAGCGTCATCAAGTAGCATAGGGAGACCAACGATAAAAGACTTTGTGGTTACCGCTCCCCCTATCTCACTTTTATAAGACACGTCTATATTTCGATCTAATGCATTAGATAACCCGTTAGGGCGAACAATGGGGCTTTTTCTGACCCTGTTGTAAACCCTCCAACGTGGTTTTATATTCCCTGTTCCTGTTATTGGCGGCCCAACTGTTATCCCATTATTTTCATCTGGATTAGATAAATCTACTAACTCCCCGTAATTTAGCGCATCTAGTAATATATAATATAAATTTTGTGCCTGTGCCAAATCAAAAGAATCTTTTAAAAATAGCTGTAAGTTATCTATCGCGGATTGTTGTAATATTTCAAAATTAGGCACACTCAAAACCCCAGTTTGATTTGTAGGGTTATTTGGGTTAACAATACTATTAGCGATTATACATCTCAATAAAGTGGATGGGTTGCTAAGTGGGGCAATATCATTTATAGTCAATACAGAATCCTTGTCAAAAGAACAGTCAATGAATTCAGTTTCCACATTACCCTGTGACGCCGAATGTCGTGCAAAAACATCAGAATTTAAAAAAATACACTTATTCCATTCTTTATTGTTGCTTAAGCTAACATTTACATCACTATTTATAAATAAGCATCTTTGGTAATTAATTTGAGCATTAGCAGTAGAAGGATTAATGTATGGACAATCCACAAATATTGTATCAGCATGAAATAGATTTCCCCCAGTGGACCATGTGTTATTATTTGCGCTAAAAGCCATAACATTTGTTAAAGAAACTAATTGAGTTGTATCCTCAAAGTCAACAATAGCTCTTTCTTTAATATTACCAATCAATCTACCAGAAAAACCCCCGCTAGACGCTGGATAAATAGAAGGGGCTAAAACCTTATTACTTGTATTTGCAGCTGATAAATTTTGTTTAGGCTGTTGAGGGGTGCCGGGATTAGCGTCATTACCATTTACCGGGTCAATAAACGTGTGGTTAGCCAAGCCTACTTGATTAGTTGGTGTACTTAAAACGGTGTCTATTCCTCTAAACCAAAGCATTTATTAACTGTTTAAATCGTTTAACTTGTTGTTATATTCCGTATTTTTCTTTAACAAGAAATCATCTAAAAACACATTTTTCAAATGCGTTGCAAAATCATCTTTAACAGCAGTTTCTACCGTTACGACGGGGTTTTCTTCGCTATTTACAATAACAACATACCTGTCATAGTCATACTCTTCCTTTTTAGGAAATTGCTGTTTTATCTTCTGTAATGAAGCAATTAAAAGATCTAAACTGTCACGGTCAGCAACCACTATATGCTTGAAAAAGTCGGGCTCATGGCTTTGATATAACGCTTTTAATTCTTCACCATCTTCTATAGAATTTGCTATTCGTGCTAAATCTTTAGAATATTGTATTTTTTTACTATCCAAACTCATAATTAAAATAGGTTTCCTGCTCTTGCGCTTAATTTGTAATTAATCCCCTCCTGTACTAAATCACCAGAAATAAGGCATTCGGTAACTACCTGACTACCGTTTCTTGTAAATTTCAATAAGGTTTCCCCTTCTAAGGGTTTTAAAATATTGTTACCAACAGACGGCAAAGTACTAGATAACTCTAATATACCATCGCCTTGACTTTGGGACGGCTCTATTCTATGTATTCCAAAAGTAATACCGTCTGCGTTTTCAAAAGTACACCTGAAAAGGGTGTCAGCCCCATTGAATAAAATCCCTCCTCCCAAAGACTGACCACTAACCGGGTCAAATGTTTCGATCACCCCGGCTAAACCAAATTGGTCTGTCTGGTCGTAATCTCTTACCTCTAAATCACCTCCAAACGCCACAAAATCCCCCGTTATAGTCCTGCCTAAATCATCAAGGCCCGACACCCCGATAACTAGAGCTAGTTTTATTTTGTAATCTTGCTTTTCTGAATAATTAGAGGATTTATAATTCAAATTATTATTTGGCAAAAGGCTGTTGAAAAACACATCATCAACACTTGGGTTTGGAATCCAATCTTGCCACTTTATCTTTTGCCCTATCTGCACTGAAAATCGTTGATTATCCCCAACTTGAGATAAGGTTTCTATTTTTACAAGATTAAATATATCCCCTTCCGGAAGAGGGTAACCCCTTGATGTGTCTACCTCTATTTGCTGCAATCCTCCTGATATTACGGTGCCTCCTATACTGAATGAATAGGTGTCAAGATTGAAAAAATTATTTTCAGTCTCGTTATACGCTACTAATTGCGCAGAAATACTATTTATAATAACATCTCTAAGCGTATTAGCCCCTATGACCGCATCAAGTAAAACGCCGTCCTCGTTAGCCACGATAGTGGAAGATTTACCTTGGGTGGTATTTTTCCCGTGCGTTACGAAATTATATTTTTCAATATTGATAAAATCAGATAAGAAATCAACATCGGTGTAATTTCTCAGATCAGCTATTAACATTATTCGGTCACTATTACCCGATTGTAAACTAGGGTCTTCGATCTGAACTAATAGCAAATATTCGTCATCAGTTGACAATTTCAACCTTTCTGCAACCGTATAATCTATAGTGTATTCAATTACTAAATCACCAGAAATAATGGACGTGCCGACATTTACCGCCGATGTGTCTGGAGGGCTAACGATCCCAGATTTATAAATGAAATTATCAAGTAAATTAGTTTCTGTGCCTATATATTCATCTTCAGAAGTAGGTAACTTTATAATATACACCCCACACGCAGTAGTTGAGATACTCCCCGAAATTTTATTCACTACTATAGTTGCCTTGGTAGATGCGTTTATATTCACCCCTTCCAACGGGTCAGTCGTACCCGCATCCTCATAAGCCACTGATACCACTTCATAATCTTTGTTTAACCCATTGAAGTTTTCGCCATACCAACCCACAAAACCATTAAGATTGTCAAAAGAGGCAATTTTAGCCGAGCCGGTGTTAGTAAGAGTTTTACGCAATTCAAGCTCAGCAGCGTATTTTATAGATTCATCACCGGAAAATAATTCTGGTATAGTTCCATTGTCTATAAACTCACGATACGCTAAAATATAAAAGGGGTTAATAATAAAATCATGACGTATTTCATATTGAGCACCTAAAGGCGTGGGTGTATTAGATGTGAATAATACCGAAAGGCCACCAGAAACCCAATCTTTTATTTTGCCAAGGGACTGACCTAGCGTGACAAATCCCTCAATTAATCCCCCTGCGTAATATACTTGTAAGCCCTCTGTTGTTTTTGATGTATAGTTAAATGTTTCTTCATTACCAATCAACCCGAAACGCACATACATAGCTGTATTTACATTTTCAGGTATTTTTTGATCGAATACCAATCCTACGTTTGTTTGCGTCCCTGTCGTGGAATCTGTTCCAGACGCTACAGTGTATTTTAAAATCTTACCATCACTTGACACAAATGTTACTATGCCGTTATATTCGGCGGTTCCTGAGCCATTTTTTTGATTTAGCCAATCCGGATAAAAAATATACCTATCCCCTACCTGAATAGCATCACTTAAAAAAGAACCTGTTTGTCTTCTGATCTCTCCCTGAGATGGTACAATCTCCCATTCCTCAGCTCCTTCCGTAAAGGATGTCTGAGAAATATTAAATGTGTAAGAGACTCTTACTTTCTCTCCTACATTACCAACCAAATTAGGTGTGAAATCTGATAAATTCCTATCGAAATTAGGGCCATTCTTTAGCTCATTGAAACACTTAAAATCAAATACATCTATATTAATTGGCATCTTCTATTATTCTTTTAATTTTTAAATGCGCTTGGTCTACAGATAATTTACCGCTTTCAGCCTGTCTTAAAAGCTCTTGAAAACTTTGTTTAGTATCTCCTTCTGGTAAGCTTTTAAGCGCTGAATAAGCTTGAATCTTATATGACCCTAACGCATCCTTAAGGTCTTCCGCTATCCTTGCTATATTCATATTATTCTGGTTCAATAAAAGTTTCTTGTAAATTTCTTGTGTAAATTTCTTGTGTCCAGTAGTTTATTACTGCATAATCTTTGGACATCAACCATTCAATATCTACAATTTTACCTTCTTTTCCGTTTTCATCTCTAAAATACGAATTATTTAATAAGGTTACAAAATCGCTAAGACCGAAAGGAATTCTCTCACTTTCAACATATCTTCTTTGTCTGCCAAAATTATTCGCTATAAATGATTTTTCGTTGTGGTATTTATCATATAGTGCCTTTGCACTCAATAAGTTTCTTTGGTTGCTTGGGAGCCTTGTTCCAGACATCCAAAGTAGTTTTGGAACAGTATGGTTATTATTGCTAACCTTAAGAATTCCTATTTTATTTTTAATCTTATTAGTTAGATTTAAATTACCTCCAAAAACACGCGCGATCTCGTCAAACAAATTAGCGATAGAAGCTAAGCCCTCTTCAAAAGAAGTTAGATTATCTTTTCTATTACCAAGAGAAAAAGGTATATCAACCCTATCAACGTTTTTTATTGTCTTATTAACAGGGTTAATTGTAGATTTTGCATCTGTAAGAACTTGATAAGATGTGCCTTTGTAGTTCTCGATGGTGTATTGATCTTGAATATCAGTTTGAAATTGAATAAGCATAGATGATTTTATTTCATCTGTATTGTACCGGTAAGCCCTCTCAGCGTTATCCTGAACTACATTAGGTTTCTCCCAGCCAGATTGAGAAATCCAGTAATCTGAATTCTCACTATGAAACTGAACATTACTTCCTACGATGGCAAATCTAGCATTGAAAAGGTTTCTGCATATTTGAAACATATCCGTACAAGTATATCCGGGGTCACTAGGATTAGGTATGCCTTCGGTAATAACTCCGACTTTACGTATAATACTATCAGCCCCAAATTCATCGGTGTTTTGATTAGAAGGAAGATACACTAAATTTTCCAAATCCGTTATAGTAGTTTCAAAACCAAAACCTATATGTTCGCATGTCTTTGCTAAAAGCGTTTTAAGTGAAATGCCTTTGTGTGTTCGTTTTGGAGGGTTTAAAATATCAAAAAGCTTAGTCCCAAAATCAATTATTAAAACTAGTAAAGTAGCAGCATAAGCTACTTGAAGTATAGCTACCGCTACCGAATAAATAGCAGCCCCAACTGAACCGCTAACGCCGGCCGCTAAAATACCTGATATAGTCGCAATTGTTTCACCTAATTCTTTTACTGTATCTGCTAATTGCTTACTAAGCAGGTACACGGTAACCAGCAAAGTTATTGACTCTAAAGACGTGTCTGGCTTAACAACAACGTAATCCACATTTGTATAGTCTGATTGATTGATAACCCCTATACTTCTTAAGTAGCCAAAATCAAGAGGCTCAATTAAGTCACTTAATTGATTTAGGTTTTCATCTTGCCTTAACCTTACTTTTATTTGCTTTAAATTCTCTTGAATTGTAGCACCTGCCTGTAAATCAATAATCCCGTTAAAGACACCTACACTATTTTCATTGCTAGATTTAGTTATAGATATTGAAATTCCTTCAAAAATACCTACACCACTACCTTTTCCTTGATTTATCCAGCTTAATATTTCTTCATAAGCATCCAGGATAAAAGTAAACTCTTCGGTGGTTAAATTAGCCTGTATATCCTCCCCGAAACTAGCTTTTACCCCAACATCAAAGAAATCTTTTGGTACTGATACAGATTTGTTGTTTATGATTATACTTGATCCCATTATATTACAATTTTAACCCCAAATGCCCCCGTTTTTAGAGTGTATTCTTTCCAAAGATTTCCCCTTTTGAATTTTTCTTGTTATCGCATCGGCTATAGCATCATAATCTAACCCCATATATGTAGGTTTGTTTTTTGTGATGTCTTTCAATTCTTTTATTTCTTTAGCGACCAAATAAGAGGAATCTCGCACCAATTGAGGCTTATTCCTTTCTTTGTTAGCAATCATAGCCAATTCTTTATTACTCATTTTACCAATCAATTTGTTGTTTTCTTGATCAATAACTCTTTCATGATTATGAAGAATAGCTAATCTTCCACCTTTGTTATCTATTGAACTGTTTACCGTTCCCGTGTCTTCTGTGCCTGAAAAGAAACTAGGTAATGAATTTATGAAAGCTCGAAGTACTGATATATCAGAAACAGTTGAGGCCAAAGGATTTGGGTCACCAGATTCAACCTTACTTGAATAAGTTTGGATTGCCGTAAATACTAATTCTTGCCTTTGCTGCCTTTCTAACTGCTGTTGTCTTTTTAACTCTAGTTCTGCCTGTCTTTGCTCCGATTTGGCTAAATTGTCTTCGGCATCTTCATTACCTTGGTTAGCTAATTCTTGAAGCTTATTTACACGGCTTTCTTCTTTCTTTATCTCATCATCTATTTGTCTTGTTCTTTCATCAGAAGTTTTACGCGCAATATCAGTTAATATTTGGAACCCTTCATTAGCTGCCCCACTAAGTTCCTCAATGCCTTTTTTTCTTTCTTCTTGATTTTTCTTTTCTTGATCAAGTCTTTCCTGGTCTTGTTCTAAAAGTTTATCGTTTAATTCTTGACTTATACTAATAAATTCTTCGCTTCCTTTTTTTGCTAAAATTAATCTTTCCTGTAAACTATCAATTTCGTTTTGCAATCTTTGCTTTGATAATTCTGAAAGTACCATTTGTATGTCAACACCTTCCTCTTGCAACTTATTAAGAGCTTGTTGCTGTAAGATCACATCGTTTTGAATTAACCTACTTTCAGCTTCTGCTACGTTTAAATCCCGTTGTGCTTCCGCATTATCTTGTAGCTCCGTTCGTCTCTCTCGGATAATCTCTAAGGCTCTAACGGCTAATTGCTCACTTAATCCAGACTCCCTAACAGCTCTCGCAATCTCTTCACTAGAATTCTTCTTTCTTAGTTCCTCGAAATCTAATTCCGCCTGACCTCTTTCTCGCAAAGATTTATTCAGCGCTTCCGCTCTTAAATCATTTGCTTTTTCGGTTTCAACCCTGTTTTGCTCCAATAATTCACGCCTTCTTTCAAAAGTTTGTGTTTCATCGGCTATTATTCTTTCATTAACAGTTTTCCTGTTATCGAAATCGTCAATATAGAAATCTAAATTAAGTTGAGTAGCATCATCTCTTAGTTTTTGTATCTCTTTTTCCGTTGTAGCAAGCTCTGTTGCTTGGTCTGCTATTAACTGATTGTATTCCAGCGTAGCAGCAGATAGTTCTTCCTGAGCTTCTACATTAGTCTTGTTGACAATCGCGTTGTCCTGAGCTAACTTTAGCCTCTTAGCTGCAATTTCTTCTTCTAAATCAAACCTTAACTGTAATTCCTTTCTAAATTCAATACCGGCTTTTATTTGATCCTCTAAAGATTTTGAATCATCTTCAAAAGAAGACCTCAATTTTTCTGTAGTTGGTATTAAATCAGCAATTTCTTTTTCTAAAGCAATAATTTCCTTTCTATAACGAAGGGTATTGTCTATTAATTCAATATTCCTTTTTGTTAAGTCCTCAATTTCTTTACCAACGCCAGAGAATAACTTTAATAAATCACCCTCATTTTCTGATAATTTTTTTATGTTTTCATCTAATTCATCAATGCTTTTGTTTAATTCGTTTGTTCCTTTTGGCTTTATACCAAAAAAACCTCTTAACGAATCTCCTATTTCCGTTATGTCTCTTCTGAATTCTAGGAAATCCTTTCTAGTTTCTTTGAAAAATTTATCAATCGTGTTTGTTATGATAGGAAACCCTTCAACTGCTCTGCGTGTAAAAACTTCTATTACAGAAGTAACACGGGCAATTATTTTTGCAAATTCTGCGGCACTATCACTATTCTTACCGAATGAATCTCTTGTTAATTCAAGTACTTTTAATACAATTGTGGCAGAAGCAAATGCTTTAAAAGCAGCATTTAAGCCTTTAACCCCTTTTTCATAACGACCGACATCTCTTCGGCCGTCTCTAGCGTTTTTATTTATTTCTGATAATTCATCATCTAAGGCCTTAAAGTTTTTTAAAGCGTCTTTTGCTTCTTTAGAGCTAACTCCAAATGTTGCGGCAAGTATTTTGTATTCTTTCTGAGCCTCATTAACACTTCTCGTCAACCTTTTAAATTCATCTGTGTCAATTGGCTCTTTAAGAGATTCATTAACCTCTTTTACTTCATTTTTAAGTTGCAAATACTCTTGAGTTGCTTTTTCAGCTTCTTTTGAAGTTGCCCCAAACTGAGTAGCTACGTTTTGAGCGTTTATTTTAGCTTGCTTTAATTCATCATTAAGAAGTTCAAAAGCCCCTTTTTCCCTTTTTACAGATTCGTTTATTTCGTTAATCTGAGAATCTAAAGATTCAAATCTCTCTTTAGCTTCTTTTACTTCATCTGAATTTTTACCAAACGTAGCCGTAAGCCTCAAAAGCTCTTTTCTAGCTTCTTTTTTCTCATCAACTAACTTTTCATAAGCGTTCTTGGAGTTAACAGCTTCTTTTGCATTTTCTCTTAAAGCTTTTGTCTGTAGCCTAATTTGTTCTTTTAATTCAAAATTGGTTTTTACACGCTGATCTTCAAGACTTTTTAATTTCGATTCTAAAGATATTCTTTCTTTCTGAACCTTATCTAACTCTTTTACGGCCATTGTGGAATCTGAAATCGCTTTTTCTACCTTTTGTATATTTTCAAAAGAATTTAGGGGTGTAGAATTGGCTAACTTACTAGATTCTGAAATGATCACCTTTAAATTACCTTCTGTAACCTTGAGAGATTTATTTAGTTCTTCAACCTCGGTTATTAACGGGTTTAATAAATTCCTTTCCGCAATTTGGGAATAACTTATAGGTTTACTTTCAGCCATTATTATTAATAATTTCCGTTAATTAAAATGTCATTTGCTCTAAATATTAGAGATTCTACCGTATACGGGGGATCAACAGTGTACCCAAAAGCCGTCATATCTTCTGCAAAACCATTACCAACAAATGCTTCTTCGCTATTAAAGTAGTCGATTAATCCGCTTTGACCGTCAAATTCAAACTTTTCAACTCCTTGTACGTAAAGATCGTAAATTTTTTTAACCTTATCCTGATTAAGTAAGGCGAGACCTTCATTCGCACCTATACAACCTAATATCTCAACCCTTACCGACTCTCTTCTCTTTCCTCTGCATTCTTGTGAATTTAGATCAAATTCTTTAGCGTAAAGCTTGTAATCGCTTAATGATAAAACTGTTAGTTGTTTTGATTTATCTCGCTCAATAAACATTCTTGAAACTAAAAGCCTTTCTTCATCAGTGCAATTATCCCAGCCTTTAGTGGTGTATAATTCTTTAATTTTTGACCTTATATATTTATAGTCTTTCCCTGTAACAGTAGAATTATTATGATATTCTATCATGTCGGTTATTTCTGTGTAACCTTGCTGTAGTTCTTCTTGAAATAAGAACGGGGAATATTCTGTATTACCAGTAATATTTTTTAAAAGCTTAGACATGTCTTTTTCTATAGTATATGATTAATATAGTGTCATTATTAGCGGCTCCTGACCATTGAACAGAAACCCGTCTGTTAGCTGGTAAATCTGCAAATTCTTGAAGTGTACCACCAATATCTAACTGAACACGATTAATAAAATTAACCGTATCTGTTACGAAACTCCCTATCGCTGCTCCAACTTGACCCGGCAACGCTACGTAAACAATAAACTGCCCTAAACTAAGATTCTTGTTTGTGTAATCTGCATAATAAAATCTTAAATTATCAATAACCGGAACACCAGCGGATAATTGGTCTAGCCCTGTATTCCCAAACCTCAGGAAGGTCCCATTGCCAGTATTTGCGTTTTCGTTTAGGTCTAGTTTGTACAATTGCTCGCTAACCCAAGCGCCGTTTAATCCTCCTGAATCAGTTTCGTAGAAATAAATAAGGTTGTCGTTAGTGTTTTTCCAGCGCCTTGTTAAGTCAAGGGGAGGCGTAGAACTGACGACAACCAAATCTGACAAATAAGCCACAGTACCGTCTTTATCTTGCCATGTGGCAATCCTTCTTTGCCCTGTAGATATTTGGTCTACTTCAAACCCTAACTGCTTTGTCGGATCGCTACTATCTTTTATAGTAAACTGATCGTCTTGCAAGTAATAAGGGACATCAGCTCCCCGATATACCCAAGCACCAGCAACAGCCTTGTAAATACCCGCTTCCCTCCTAGTTCCTAATATCCAAGTTCCAGTTTGTTGGTCAACAATCCAATATTGGCCATCACCAGCGATTGGATCGGGCAAATCAGCATAAGTATTTACTCTTTGATCTTCTGGTATTAAAGGGTTGGTTCCAGAGCCACCACTAGCTAAAAAAAAAACGGCTCTCAAAGCTTCTAATAGTGCCCCCGCATCTACCCATGAAGTTGTACCGTTTACATTTATTGTGTCTGAACTAATATCTATTATTAGCCTGTCTTTAGAGAAATTCAAATTTTCACCGTCTGAGGCTGCCATTTTCTTCAGAATTCCCGTAATGTCGTACAGAAAAACTATATCCCCTGTTGTTTCAGGGGTGTATGGATGTAACTCCTTATCTCCAAAAGGCGCTTGCTTTCCGTCAATATCAACAAGGACAGAATTTGTATTAGATGTGAATATATAATTAGACATTTTTAATAAGTTCAATATAACTGTTAAATTCAACAACGCTTACTTTATCGGCTTTAATAGGAAACCCTACAAATTTACTTATTCTAGCACAAGTGATTTCTACAGTTTCGGATTCGCCAACAAGCATCATTTTTGCTTCATTTTCATACAATTTAGCCATTATAACCATCCATTTCTTACCATTGTAAGCCATATCATAATGCTTTACAGCTTCTTTCATTTTATCAATGAATTTTATGTAAGATTCTGGCAACCCATATTTTTCTAAATGATCATTGAATATAATTTCCCAATTCTTGATGCATTTTTTTTGATCATAATATTTATTCTTAGACACAAAAGTTAAATCACCAGATAGGCATTTGTTGAAGTTTAGTATAGGAATATCGTTAAGATCATTGTAATATTTCTCGTAGAATATAATCAATAATTTCCGGTATAATCTCTTTAATAAGTTCATTAATGCTTTCATTTGTTAATCCTACTAAATTGTAACCCCAACGTTCTTGCAAGTCTACCGCATCTTTAAATGTATTAGCTCTCAATTTAAATCCATCTTCATCCTGAATGAATTCCCATGAATTATAAAAATCTCCTTCCTGATATAACGTTATCCTGTCAAAAGGAAGTCCTGTGTTTTTTTTTATCTGAACGGTTAAATCTGAATATTCACCACCGTAATCAGAAAGTAAAACTCCCTCGCTATCTATACCATTCAAAAACAATTGACCGTAGTCTTTTATATTAGGCGCCCCTGTATTTAGCTCAATGGTAAATAACTGCACATCTTTCTGACTGAAAACAAAAAAAAGGGTGTCTTTGTACGACAACCCTTTCACATTATTAATCAAGTCCGTTAGCCTTCCCCACGTCATCATCAGGTTGTGTTTTTGCTGGAACGATCTGTTTATACACCTCTTTCAAATCTTGACCAATCAGAATGCTTTTGTAAGTCTTTTCAAACTGTTTAAAAGTCATTGTTCCTATCACTGATTCATCAAACGAAGTGTTTCCGATCTTAACCATTAAGGTATACTTATTTCTTGTTCTAAGAAAAACCCAGGCTTTTGACTAGAAGTTCTCACATTAGTCAACTCTAAGACATCACTAGCAGACTGAGCAGGAATAACAAAAGTATACGTTCCTTCTGGTGCTTCTGTAACTGATGTGATTGTAATAGCCGAATTTGTTGTTTTGTTTTGAAGTGCAAAATCAGCCAAAACCCAAGCAGGAACAACTTCTTTTTCACCTTCTAAAAACACATCAAAATCAACGGTTAATTTAGCAACAAACCCAGTAGTAGAAGGAGATGTAATGGCAGCATTCAAAGGAAGTAACCCTTGAATTTTAAGCAAATCAACATCAATTTCCGAATCGCTAATCACCCTTAAGTCTTTATCCCTTTCTAGTTGATCAAATTCAAAAACCAATTGAACTTTAGCAAAAACCGTAGGAGTACCTTTAGTATAGGTAGGATTCCACATTTTTTCATTAACCCTTGTAGGTAGCAATTTTGTGCGATCTTTCGATATAGACCCCGTTAACCCTCCGCAGCTATCGACTACGTAAAGACCGAACTTTTGACACTTAAAAGACTCTAAAGTTTCAAGATAGACAGGCGCGTAATTAAGTAACCAACCTGTATAAGTTCTAACTCCTTGCTGTGTTAGTCCAGAACTCCCATCTGTAAATGTTTCTGTAATAGGGTCAGCCCTTACGTCTTCCTGGTTTTTAAAAGTACCTATCGGATACCATCTTTTGGATTCATCAGCTTCGTTTATTTTAGCTTGGACATAAGCTTCGTCTATTACATCAGTACTATTAATAGCGTTGAATGTACCATCGTTAGCCTTGATAGGCACAGCGATAAGTAATGAGCCAGACTCAACAACTCTTTGCTTGTCTGGTGTGCCTGTGTTTTTTAACGTGCTATTGCATGCGCAAAATTCTGACATGTTAACTACAATTTTTTAACTTTAATTCAAATCTTAATTCTACCCCGGTTAAATCATCATCAAATATTCTTTTTTTATGGCCCTTATTGTCTTCATAAACGCCCCAATTTACATGATTAATACGGGTAAATTCTGTTTCGTATAGATAGAAACAGCAACTATAGTCTCTAGCTTGCTCTATAAAAACATCCACTAGGTTATTCAAGCCTAAAAGTCTTTTTGAATAATGATCGTCAGTTGTCCAGTCTTCAAAATTAGCACTGTCTAAAAAGAATAGTCTCAAATCTGATTTTCTTTTAATAGCGCTATTTATTGGCAAATCTTTCTCTTTAAGTATTTCATAAAGATAAACCATTGGAACTTTGTCGCTAGAATTTGCCCCTCTTATGTGGTTATTTGTCATTATAGGCGTGCCATGAAAATAAAACGGGTTAGGCACTTTGTAAGTGGAAGGAGAAACTAAAACACCTTCTACTACTACATACTCATTATTAATGACTGAAACAACTTTATAAGGGTTGCCGTCAACTTCTAAATTCATTCTAGCCCTAATATGATAAGTTTTTTCAACTACCAAAGTAGTGTTTTCGCCATCATCACTAGAGCTAATAACCTTCCCTGACAAATCTAATGACGAAATAAAATCATCTAATATATCAACGGTAAGATTCATGGCATAGAGGGTTTTATTTCACAAAACTCAACATCTTCAAACGGTTCCCATTCTACTAAGTCTCCGGTAAAATCCAATCCTGTTTGCCCCCCATTTATGACAAAATTAGTATTTTCAGTTACTGAAATAGCCTCAAAAGTCACATTATTTATTTTCACAAAGTCTTGAGCTTCTAAATATTTAGTGTTGGGAACAAAAATAGTATACGTATTATCTGAATTATCTACCGAACTGGTCACCTCTTCTGAAAAACTTTCGTTAGATTTCAAGAAATCAGGAGTTGTTTTTATAAGGTAAACCCCTTCATTATATCTTGAAACAGCATTATTCAGAACTTTAGTACCATAAGGTCTTGAGCTATTTTCAGAAACTCCTTCAACAAACCCAGATTGAGTTTGTACCATATCATCGCGAACAAATTGAAAATATATAAAATATTTTAACGACTCTACCAGCCCGTTGTGAATCCTTCTTTTTCCTTCTTCATCAAGATAATCTACTCCATCCAGTAAATCATCCCATTTCTGTCTATCTTGATTTTTGATGTCTAAAAAAGCTTCATCCCCCACAATATCACGAAGATATTTAGGTAAAAATGTATCTATGTATAAATTTAAATCATCTTGTTTAAAATCATTAGACACAATTTTTATAAATCCCGTGAAATCTTCCGCTGTTATTACTGGTAAAGCCATTGTACTTATTTAGTTATATCACTTTTCTTTTTTTTCGGAATACTCGTAAACTTTCCCAACTTCCTCGCTATCTCCTGATTTGACCGCTCTCTTAAATTCAATCAGTTTCTCTGCATTAAAAGCGCACACCTCGTATACTTTGCCTGGTACCATAGTGGTCCCGGGCAAAGCTTTGATTTTAACTTTATTCATCTTTTACAGATTAAGAGGTTTCAAGTACGGCTTGGTCAGTTGCGAAAACACCAGCCACAAACGCAGTGCGGTCGTTGTTTTTCACAATAGTTAAGCCTCTCCATTCTGCAAGGATAGTTCTCAGGTTGTTAGTAAAATCATTACCATCCAAACCAATATCAATCCTTACGTTTGTTCTTGTCACAGACAAAGAAAGGTCGAAGTCGCCAATTAAATACTCCCCTTGGGTAATCAGTGTACTTTCGATGATTGGGATTCTACCATCTAATAATAGAGTAGCTCCTACTTGCTGTAATCTATCCACGTACCTTTTATCGGTAGACGATATTTTTACAAGTTTCAAACTCGTAACATCCGACGGGTGCATAAAAATGTAATTTGACATCGCCCCCATTTCCTGCGCAACTTTGATTTGGTTGTCAGCAACGACTAATACATCGACAATATTCGCATTGTCAACGGTGCCCGCGAAAGAACCCGCATTGAAAGCACTCGATACAGTTCTAATACCGTTGTGGTTTTGACCTGTGCCATCCCCATCATAAGTAGTCTGTTCAACAGCTTTCAAAAGCTCTCTCATAAGCTCCTGTTCGATTTCTGATTGAATCCACTCGATATCATCCAACATCTCAGTGGAAACCTTAATGAATGCGGTTGTTTTCTTAACCGTCTCATTAGCAACCACTAGGTCAAAATCAATCTGATTCTTAGCCGATCCCTCAGCTGTTTGACCTGCTGCCCCGTCTTTGTTTGCTTGGTAAACCCAGCTAACAACATTAGATGTTGTAGTCCTTTTACTCATCACATCAAGTAACCTTACAGGTCTTGACGGAACGATGTTGAGCCCTTCTATACGGTCTTCAACCGGGATATTGCCACCTGAAACATTGCCTGCTAGGGTCATGGTTCCCGGCGCTTTTACCTCGAAATCAAACTGGTTGTCTTTAGCTACCGATTTGTTCCCGTTTTTAAGAGCTTTCAGTTTTTCGATGTTAGCCTCTAAACCTTTTGTCAACATCTCGCTGAAAGTACCTGATTTACCTACGTTTTGAGGTTTAGCAAGTTGCTTAATCATAACCCCGTGATCTTTCAAGACCTCATTAAGCTGTTTTAATTGCTCAGTTTGGGCTTCCTTAATAGAGCTTTCCATTTTTGCAATGTCTTCTTTTGAAGCTTTTGCAGCGATGGCATCCTCAAGCTCTTTTCTTTTTTTCTCGTTGAAGTCATTATACAACCCCGCTAATTCCTCAGCGGATTTTTCATCCAACTTTGACACGTCAATTCCTTTCTCTTCAAGGAATTTTTTAAATTCTTCGTTCATATTCTTGTTATTTGAACAATGCTTTTAGGAAATCTTTACCCTCAGAAGTGTTTGAAGATTTACGGCCAGCAGCTTTACTGGTGTCCTTTTTAAACGGCTCCTGTTCAGTTAAAGTACTAATATAGCTTTTTATTTGCTTAATTTCCATATCTAAGCGATGAAATCCCTCATCGGAAAGATTACCGTTCCGCATTAGACCTGTGCAAATATCCAACTTTTCAAATAATTGTTGTTGGATAATATCTTTTGTACCTGATTTAACCCCAACAATCGGGGTCAGTTGGTTAGCTCCAAAACTTACGTCCGAGCCTTCCCAAAGTTTTATTTCCTTGACTACCCAAAAGTACCCTTTTTCCTCTCCAACTTCGGGATTTAACGCCATAGCTAAATACTTGTCGAAGTCTTCTTCTCCTCTTTCTACTAAGTCAAGATTAACGTATTGGAATCCGACCGACCTTGCATCATACAAACCATTTTGAATCTTGATCAACATGTCTGTTGAATCGGTTGATTCGGGGTAGTATGATTCATGGTAAATGCCTTGGATTTTTTGCCCATTAATTTCAACCTCCCTTTCGTCGAGCACATCTAAACGGGCTATATTCTGTGACCAATCATGGTCTTTTAAGTGCTTGATACGGTTCCCTTTCGTAGAGCCCACACCTCTTTCCTGAATTGACTTAGCTGCCGCCCCCGGTAGAAGCATATCCATATCCGAATCAATATAAAAATATGAATTGAAAATACCCGCAACGGTTCTTTTCTCTAAATCCACATCCTTAACCGCCTTAGTAACCGTTCGCGGTTTATAAGGGGTATTTAATTTCTTCTGCTTATCTGGTTTTGTCATACTAATATCTGGTTTGCTGTGTCCTCGTCGAGTCCGTAAATCTGCATTAACATAACGACCGCCCCAGCACGTGAAATCTCATTACGAATAATACTCGCCTGTATGTCCAGTATATCCTGGACCGACACGTTATCTCTAACGGTTGGTTGGGGGTCTGACTCCATTTCTTCCACAAGCTCAGGGTACAGTATCCTACGGGCTTGCGCTGCTGATACTATACCTTGGACTACTTCCCTACCAAGTCTTGCACTACGGTCGTCTTTTATCTTTTGTAATTCTGGTATTGCGTCCTCGTCAACTCCCATAGAGTAGTTTTGGAAAAGTGACTTGGACATAAACGCAATTATTTGGGGTAAAAGTAGCTCGGCTAGCGGCAAAACCGCATCAACGATAAACGCAACTTTTGCCTCAGCCATATTATTATATGTGGAAGAAGCTGAGTCTCCAAATAATTTAGAATCTACATTATATGCGGCACACTGCGTTCTTAAATGTTCTATACGGGTTTCAATTGATTTTAGGTCGGAAGGATTCATTCCCATGCGAATATAATTCAGCTTGGCGGTTGTAACCCTCACCTTACCAAAGCTCTCAACTCCTGTATATTCTTTATCGTAGCTTTCTTGTAATAAATTTCTCTCGTTATCAGTCATCGGTCTATTCCCGTCCGAGTACAAAACCCCCGCAATTCCTTTATTCTTGTGTAAAGATGCCTCGGAAGCCCACACCTCATTGTTCGATTCCCAAACTTTACGAATAGCTCTTAAAGTAGAAAAGCCGTGATTAGTATCCAAAGTCACATCGGGTTTACTTATGTGCAAAACCTCGTTGGGTAAATACGTTTCAGCATGACCGAAACGAGAAACCCAATAATTTACAACGTTACCTTTACTGTCTTGATTAATCGTGACGTTGTAGTTGATGGGTACGAAATATTGGTCTTCTTCCCCAACTGCTTGCTGTCGAATAATAAAGCACTCCCCAGTGGCGAGATATGTTGCAGAAGCCCGATAAAGGAATGCGTCTCCGTTTTCCTTATCGTTGGGGTTTTTAAGAAGCTCCAAGAAATTAAGATCTTCAATTTCCTCCCCACGTCTACCTAACAACCTTTTATCCAACTGCACAAACCGAGTGCATATCCTATCAATAACCATGAAAGCGTAAGGGTTCATACCATACGCTTCTAATAAGAAATCTTTCGAGTTAGTGCCAAAACGATACCCGGACCCCAACAGACTTATAAGGTCTGAGTCCGTGTTTGTCAGCGAGATAAATGTACCGCTAATCGCATTTAGCGACTTTACAAAGAACCGCTTAATCGTTTTTGTTATTTCCATTATGGTTGATCTAATAAAAACACAACTTGGTATCTTTGTTAAAAATACCGCATGAAATTAATTTCAAATGTCGCTTTCGTGGTTTTCTTCGCCTGCTATCCAATAATAATAAAGCAGAGGATATCTGGAAGCGTCAATTGTATGATCATCTTTTTTCAAAGGAACTCTTTTCCCAGACGAATTTTTAATATAATTACCATTCCTATCTTTTTTCCATCTGTAATTCGAAAATGATCGCTTTAAATGTAGTGAATTTTTGTGTATAAATATATTAAACTGGTGCATTTTTTGTATACCGAAAGCAACACTACCCGCTCCTTTATCTGAAAACCAAGCGTCTAAGCCTAGATTTCTAAGTTCAATGACTGATTTTTCTTCTGCTTTATCCCATATTGACCTATTCCTGTCTTCTTTGAAATACTTCATTAAAACAGAAATTTCGTTATTAACAATTCCTGTGGGTTGAGTTAGTAATTGTATTACCCTTTCATCTTTAATATTCTCTCTTTCAATCTTATCTTTTGCCCATTGAGGATTTACAGCGGGAACATGGAACAATTCTCGTAAATAAAGGTTATTGCCTTGCTTTTTAACTTTTACAGCAGTTGTAGGGTCGGCTTTAAAACCGAAATCACCCCCTACATGCTCCCATTCTATTGTTGAATCGTCTGGTTCTTCGGTGTATTCCTCCCAATCAGGAAAAATTATATCTTCCCCAACGGCTCTTTTTCCTAATCCGTAAACCTCCCAGTTATATTTGTGAGCTGTTTTACGATTCAGATTTTTTATTTTAAATTCTTCCCATTCTTCCTTTGTGTAATCAGGGAAACATTTCCTGTCTCTTATCACTGAATAATCATCTACGTCAGGGTGTGCATACGATAGTATTTTAGCTTTTGCATTTAAAGGGGCATAGGGATTATCAAATATGATTGTTTTGTGTAGCCTATATGACGGCTCATTTTCCTTATCATACAAAAAACTTTCGATTTCGCTTGGGTTGTAATCATATATGTAAAACTCGTTACACCGTTGCTCCAACTGGTTTATGGATTCTTGATCCACCCCCATTGCTTCGTTTATAATCAACAGATCGGATTCTAAACCGTGAGAGATCATTATATCATCATTAACCCCAACAAATCTGATTATATTATTATTAAAGTGAATCTCAGAAGATGTTTTATTGAAGTGATGACCAGGGTATTTAAAATAGTTTACCCAGACTTTTTTTAAAGTCTGATAAAAGGTTTTCTTTAGAGTAGTTAGATGATCACGACAAACGTTAATTTGTTTGCCTTGGTAGGTAGATACATAATGACATATAAAAACAGAAATATCCCAAGACTTTCCAGTCCTGGAGGCACCTTCTAAACCTACACCTTTAAGCCTGTTGGGGTTTTCTATTCCTGTTCTTAGTTCTTTATTAAGAGCTATCTTTGCTTTTATGAAAGACTCCTGTATAAAATCAAAGTTTGAGGTCGTGGTTATTTTATTCATCTTCTGGTAGTTCTTTTCCCCCTTCTAAAATAGGTCTACTAACTTCCTCAACTTCTACATGCTTCTTATCTCTCCACTGATCAGGTCTTCGATTTCTCATCCACCCGAAAGAAGCCGCATCACTTTCTATTCTCTTAACGGTTTCTGTTCTACCAACCTCTTTGCCGTTTTTATCGAACTCTTTTCTTACTTCCGTAAAGTTGTATCCCTTCGCCCTTTGGTATAACGTATGAGCCACTTCCCCGTCAGCTATATCCTTACCTTTTTTAATAGACTCAAAAAAAGAAGGATAATCAATTTTCCAGTTGTTTATAGTTTGCTCTGTTACGTCAAAAAAATCCCCCAATTGAGAGTCCGTAAATCCCGCTAAGCATAGCTTATAAGCTTGATCATTAAAAGATTCTTTATATTTCGTAGGTCTACCTTTTTTTACTTCTTCCATAACTTTTTTGAATAAAAATACAAAAAACCCCTCAATTATAAAAAGAGGGGTTTTTACCTACCGCAATTTCAAATGAAAATCCAATAAACATATAAATTTAAGTATTAATTAGCATTATTAATAGCCTTGTTTATTCTACTGTTAAAGCCGGAATCTTCTAACTTACCTTTATTTTTTGATTTTTTTTCAATAAGCGAAGATGTGTGCAATAACCTATGGATGTAGTTAATAAATATATAAGTAACAAGAGAGGTTAAACCGATTTTAATCCCTATGTAATAATCGCCCCATATACATGTATAAACAGCGCCTAGCCATACAGCTATCAATACAAGTTTTAAACATTTAACGATTGTTGTTATTAATGTTCTTATGGTGTTTTTTCTTAGATTGTTCATTTTACTACTGGTTATATTCGTTAATTATTTCATCTAACGAATTAATAGCATTAGAAAATACATTAAAATGAGTCTCTCCGTCTCCGTTTTCGTCTTGGCAACGGTCTAATCCATATTCTAACGCCTCCTTTATTTTTTTTAAAGCTATAAATAATTTAGTGTCTACCGCCATTTTAATATTGTTTAAAACTGTTAATTACCTATGTTAGATTCAGAGGTTTAAGAGCTTTGGTACGGAAATCAAGTTTACCCCCTACCCCCTAGTAGAAGATAAACCTAATCGTACCTTAATTACCTCCGTTGAGTTCGTCGGAATAATCGCAATGGCTGTTGTATGTCACAAGTTTATCGAAAGACATTTACAACATTTAAACCTCCCCTTTTTTCGGGTTGGTAGATTTTGATGGGCTCAAAAACATACAAAAAACCTCTGTAGTATCAAAGCTTCGCAAGGGTGTCACTATAACCCAACTTTTTCAACTACAGAGGTTTTAAATCTCTTTATTGCTGTATATTAAGCTAGTGATCTTTTAAAGGCTGCGAAACCCGTTTACAATTATAACAAAAAAACCTATAACTTAAAAAGAAATAGGTTTTTATTACTCCTACCAAGAATGAGTAAAAAGATTACAAAAAAAAGCCTCCGTTCTTGTTTAAGAAAAGAGGCTTTTTAAAACTCTCAATTGAAAAGCATCATGGTCTTAACGCTGAAATCAAATATAGTTAAATTATTCGATATTCGATCGAAATCTTATTTTTTCTTTTTCTAAATTATTCCTAATGACCATACTTTCATACAAACGGGTGAATGAATCTTTTACTGTATGAATTTCTTTTTCGCTAACTGAAATAACGGTGTTGTTTTTCGTTTTTCCCGATGCGGTGTATTTTCCTTCGCTGAGATTAATTACTACTATCATAATGTTTGGTAAAATTCTACTAATTTATCTATAATACTAAAGAAGCCCTTCATTCCAAGCTTTTCAAACCTTTTGCAATCCTCTGAGTTATCTCCGAAGAAAGGTTCAAGAATAATCGCATCCTCTCTAGTCGACTTTACGAATCCCCCGCCTCTTGCTTGCTTGTACTTTTTCAAATCAACTCTTACCCCGTCTCTTGCAGAAAATCCATGTTCCCCCATAAGTTTGTTGAACTTATCACTAAGAGCAATCATTCTTTGATTATCCTTGTTACATACGGTTTCGCAACCATGTGCGCGACCGTTAAAGGCATTAAAATGCAGTTCAATCACTAAATCGTAATTTTCTGTTTTTAGAGCTGTTTTCTGACACTGTTCCTGATAAGGCATCGGCAAATTAATAAATACCGGGTATTTACTGTATTTTGCCGCCCCTTCTTCAAAGAACGTGAATTCTGTTCTATTAAAATAAGGCGAAGAAGCGCCTTTTTTAAATCTGTTATGCCCTATTACTATACATGCTTTTTTTTCTCCCATGATTATTTTTGGTTTTCAATTTTTAATAAGAAAATAATTTTATCATAATTCCATGAAACTAAATATATGCTTAATAACCTCTATTGTAAATCCATTTCCTAACATTTTATATTGCTGGCTATTTGACACTATAAACTTATACCAATCAGGAATAGTTTGTAAACGGGCGCATTCTAAAGGTGTTAGCTTTCTATAATGCAAATTATCAACACTATCCCATTCATGTCGGTCATAGCTACCTCTGCTAGATGATCTAACAGTTTTTGATTTATCCCTTATTTTAATACCTTCTCCTTTATTGGTTGTTAGAGTTGGTGATTTAGCGTTAATATCATAAACCCAGCCATTCATTCCATTCCCTGATGGGTTTACATTCGTGATTTTAGCGACCAAAAAATCTTTAGTAACAGTAGTTAACGTATTTGATTTGAAATCATTTCTAACCTCAATTCTTTGATTAGTCAACCCTCCTGGTCTCATTTTATGGTCGTGCCTTTTACCGTCTACTATGTATCTACCTCTTTGGGCAGCACCTTTATAATTAGCCTCGCAATTTTCTTCTAATACATAAACTAACATAATCCCTCGATCTTCTGGTTGCGGAATATTTACTTTAGGTCTCCCAAACAAAGTATCTTGAATAGTTTTTATGTTGGTCCAGTATAACCTTTTTCTGTTCTGAGCGGAAACCAAAGCGGAATTAATCATGATTGGATCAACACCTAATTCATTACTTATAACTTCTATATACTCTTTTTTCATGACCACATTTTCAAGTAGCCAGTATTTAGGTTTGCGTTCCTTTACAAGCCTTACAAATTCAAAAAAAAGCTTTGATCTAGGATCGTTAAAGTTTAATTGTTTGCCCGCAAAACTAAACCCCTGGCAAGGGCTACCCCCTACGATTACATCTATATTAGGCAAATCCTTAGCCCTTATTTTTGTAACATCTCCTAAATGAATTGTGTCAGGAAAATTATACTCGGTATTTTTAATAGCAAATTTATCTGTTTCAGACGAATAATAGTTGTCTATAGGCAACCCTAATTCTTTTGCAGCTATTTGCGCGCAACTCATGCCATCAAATAAACTTAACCAGTTCATAGCTTATGTATTCTACAGTTTTTGTACGCTCCTAAACAAGTGTAAGTGTTTTTACCGTTGTAGTTCCTCTTAAGGAAAAATCCCGTTTCAACCCACGTTACAACACCTATATGAACTATTCCAAGTTCTTGATTAGTTACGCTATTCATAAAATGAATAGCTATTTCATCGCCTTCTTTTAGATTGAAACCTTTAAATACAAATGTTTTTTTATACTCTTCCAGCAGTTCAGAAACGTTATATTGCCCAACAGGTTTAATAGCAATCAAACGTTCAGTTTTTATTTCTTCTGGTAGTTTTTTCGATTTTAAAAATGATTTCGCGTTATCCATTTTGCTTTATATGTTTAATTAAGATAAGAGTGGCGTTTAGCAGGTATTATGATTAACTACCGCCAATCAAACATTTTCTTAGTTTCTGTTTTGGTTTCTTTCCATCCATAGCAAAATATAGATAGAGGTATCAAACACCCTACCCATAGATACGTGAGAGGGTTGTACTTATTGGCTCTCGTTTGCTTGTATTCATTTTTGAAAGCATCTACACGAGTTCGCTCTTCTATTAGCCTTAATGTCTTTAAAAACATAATCATAACAATTTATATGATGTAATTATAATTTCGTTCCTCATTATACCTCCACATATTGAGGCATTGTGCATAATACTACCCCCATTGTTCCGCCATTGCATCAGCTATACCCTGGAACGTTGTACTTCTTATTTTCCATCGGTCTTTGCTTGGTGGTAAGTAATGCAGTCTTTGAGCTTGGTTTTT